AAATGATGGTGGAAATTTCAGATCTTGCCATTGAATGCTCGTGATCATATGACTCTGGAAAATTGCCAGGATGCACTGTAGCAATATTATATTTTTTTTGATTTGGTGTAAGTGGTGCTGGAAGAGAAAACATATCCCAATACTTGGGACCATATTTACATTCTGCTCTAGTTTCCACTTTGTCACATTTTGGACAATATCGTGTCATTTCCATTTCTTCATTTGCTTTCACACAATTATTATATGTTTTGCCAAACATTTTTTTTGTTCCTTTCTTTTTATATCCTGGCCAACACTTTTGACCCTCGTCAATAATAGTCTCTTCAGACTTTGTGCCCCAATTTGCAGCACCTACTTTACGACATTTAACTAGTGCTCCAGATGCATACGCACTTGGCCAAACATCATATCTCGATTTTACTTTATGATAACAAGCATCTTTTTTACCACTACCCTTTCCTTTAATGTCTCTTTGAGCTTCGTTAATTTCCATTGCTTCTTTAAGTCCTGGTTCTGGTTTAATATAATTTGGGTCTTTTTTTCCTTTGGCAAAAGTTTTAACCAACGTTGGCTTTGCTCCACTACTTTTTGCTTGCTGTCCTGGATCTTCCTCACGCTTTCGGCGGACCGCTGCTTTAATAATTGCTTCTCCTTTTTTTCCTTTTGCTTTAAGGGATGCTAAACGAGCACTACTAAAACACTTTGGTGTTTTAGTTTCTCCAGGTTCATTGGCGCAAGGAGATCCGTCTGCTTGAACCCATCCAGGTTTTCCCTCTTTTGATTTTGATCCTTTAAACCATTGATGTAAGGATCCACTTCGCTCTTCTTTTACATCTTTGAACTTTTTATGTTCTTTTTTAGCAGATGCTTCCATTTTTTTAAGTCGGGTATAATAATCAGGAATTTCATCTAAATGTTGAAGAGCAATTTCTTTAGCAAGTTCATGATCTTTAGTGTGCTCGTGCTCAATAGGTTCGCCCATATCCAATTGTTTTTGGATGAAAGAAACATCCATACGATGCTTCTTCGCAATTTGCTCAACAGTCTTAAATGATTTTAACTGCTCTTTCAATTTCTTTTTACGACCTTGACAATGAGCTCTTTGTGAAAACCCCTTTGGATTATCGCAGTCAATAGATTTTTTATATTTGTCTGACCAACCCATTAGGATATTAAAATTACTCTTTATTATTTAGAAAACCTTGCTTGAGTAATTTTGACAATTCTGATGTTGACCCAACAAAAACTGCATTGTTTGTCACATTATTAGTTGTCTTTACAGACTCATCTTCAACATCTTTAAGTTTTTTCTGTAAATCTATAAGCTTATCTGTTACATCTCCAACACTTTTAATTAACTGTCCAGCAACTTCATATGCTCTTGGACTACCACCTTCTCCGGCAAGTTCCATTATTCCATTAATTGCTTCTTGCCCCTTTTCAATTAGGGAATATAGATTTGCTCTAGTATATTCATAATCTTTTTGAATATCATCTACCTTTAAAGGAGATATCTTCAATTCTTCCTTTACTTCATCTACCTTAACAATATTACTTTCAATATTAAGAGCAGAATCTAAACCGTCAAATGTGTTACTCATATGATTTTAAATATCCCTTTGTTGTGTTGGACTATAAGTTTTAGAGTCCTCAAAACTTTGCCAAGTTTCATTAAACCCAAAATCATCATCTGGATTTGCATCGATAGGATCGGGAGTGAGAGTATATCTCATCTCTCTCTTTGCCGTTGCAATATCTGTTGAATTATAATAATCAACTTGAACCTTACGTATAAGACCATCTGTAGAATCCGCAATAGGACCAAACAGATATGTTTTTACTGTAAAGTTAAACGTGTAAATTAATATCCTTCTTGTTGAAAAGTCCCCTTCATAATCGTCGGTAAATGATACATTATCTAAAATGATAGGGATATCTCTTTTTTCTCCAATGGAATCAATTAAATCTACAGTTAGATTGAATGATGGTTGAAAATAAGGTAATATTTGCTCAACTACTTGTAAGGCATCATCTTGCAATTTAGTCATTACATTCAATTGAAATCCAATATTGTATGGAACTGGTAAATAAACTTTCTTTAAATTTGTTCCATCAGATGCTTTAAATGTTTGAGTGATATTTGCCTTTCTAGTTGCATCATATTGAATAGATGTCATCTCAAATGCCATTCTGGGCAATGTAATGGCAATTGGTTTATTTAATTCTGGTTGCTGCTGTATTCTTGCAAGAAATTTTTGAATAGGTCCATAAGCTAATGGAACTTTCATTTCACTGATGCTATCTCCAGAAGAATCTTTATGTCTTATGTAGATTTCATTGAAAACTGTTCCAAATGCAATGACAGTTCTTCTGATAATTTCGTGATAATAGTATGTTCCGAGCATTAGAATGTACCAAATGGATTTGATGCTGAAAAATCTACAATGCCTTCAGCTGCATTTTCAATTTCTATATTTTCACTATATTTATCATATTGGTCCCAAGTGTCATATGATTGGACTGAATAAATTGCACTTGAGGCAGTGCCAACAAGTAATTCTCCAGGATAAAACTCTTTTGTTGCCGCATTATCTACAAAAGATACTTTGAGAATTTTTGTATCAAAATCCCAAGATTTAACACGACCGCGAGTGCCTGATACAGATCCAAATACTTCTTCATTGAATATGTAAGTTCCAATTCCGGAAAGGACTGGAGGTGGAGCAATTGTTACAGTCGGGGAAACTGTATATCCAGCTCCTGGATTTGTGATTCTGAGAGAGGAAACTGATTGACCAATTCCAATCATGGCAATTGCTGATGCGCTAGTGCCAACACCAACAAATCCTGAAATATTTACAATTGGTGAAGTAACATATCCACTTCCGTTGTTGGTAACTACGAAACTAGAAATTCCGCTCAATGATGTTTCAATTGAGCAAGTAGCAGCTGCACCGGTGCCTCCACCTCCAATAATTGTAATACTTGGAGCAACAGTGTATCCTGCACCTGCATTTGTTAGAATAATTGACTCTATAGATTTAACTCCTGCCCTCGTAGTTGTAATAGCAACCGCTGTTGCATTAACCCCACCAGATGGTGCAGTTGTAATTGCTACAGTTGGATTAGAAGTGTAATTATATCCATCATTATTTAAAAATATTTCTCTAACATAACCGGTACTTAATATTACAGATGCCGCTGCCGTAGATCCTGCTCCAATAAGTTGTAAAGTAGTAATATATCCTTCATCCTTAATTTGACTATCAATTTCGTCAATTGATGTATCAATAACCTCATCTTCATATTCAAACAATTCACATTTTAATTCATACATATAGAGTTTTCCAAGTTGATAAAAATTAACTTCATGCTCAACAAATTTAACTTCAAATAATCTTTGTCCTAAAGGAAAATAAACCAAATCACCTTCTCTTGGTCTAGATGCAAGGACAATTTCATCATTGTCAGATACTTCTAAAAATGGAGATATAAAATCTTCAAATCTTTCTTTTGAAATTACTAAACTTAATTCATCCTTTAAATTTACACCAAATTTTGAAAGAATATCTCCCTGACCACTATATCCATCGTAGTTGTTAATATAAGCTTCAATTGCATAATTATCATCAAATTTGGACGATTGAATTTCTCTGATAATAGTCTGTTTCCTTACAAACTTTCTGGGAATATAGATTACATCAACTCCATAAATTTTCAATTGCTCATTGATTAAGTCTTGTACAAGTCTTTGTTCCCCTGGAGAACCTTGTAAAAAGAAAGGATTAAGTGCCATTATTATCCAATAAAATCGTAAGGTGGAAGTTCATAATCCATAGACATTCTTTGCATTATGTCCGCTAGTTCCTTTTCAGCATCTTCATAGATTTCTCTACCATTTAATTCAATTCCACCAGGAAGCTTGACTCCTCTAAATTTAATTAGATTTTGACCCCATTGTCTTTTTATAAGAGCAGTTAAGTATCTTTTCAAAAAACTATCATTATAAACTTTAGTAAATTCATTAGGATCTAAAATTCTATAACAATCAATTATGATATAACTATCCTTTGCTTTTGCTGTCCAATCTATATCTAAATAGAGTCTATTTTGTCTTTTATTATAACGTATTTGTTTATCTGGAGTAAGTAAGAAGTCAATGTCTTCCAGATAAGTTTTAACCATTGCATATTGTAGAAGTTCTACAGAATTAAAGTAATATAAATCATTTAAAAACAATTGATATTTGATACTCCACATGCCAGCAGAAATGGTGCTAGTATCAAATTTAAAAACTTTTTCAATACCTATTACAGAATCTGGGACTTGTATAAAATTTGAATTTTCGTAAAAATTAAAAGTTGCAGTTCCAATGCCACTTATATTTGCTGACCCTGTTGTGGTGACAATACCAGCACCAACTTGTGGATCTGCTTGACCCCTATCTAAATCTTCTTGAGTTATTTTGTATTTGAGATACATTCTTTCAACACCGTCAAAATGCCTCTCCTGAAAATACTGTAGAGCATCATCGACTAAATCATCTATTTGATCATCATCAACGTTGATTTCTAAAACTGGTGCTCCCAATCTTCTCAGACAGTAATCAATTAATTGTTGTCTGCTTGCTGGTTTTGCCATTAATACGTACCTCCATCTATTGCATTGGACCAGGTGGGAACATTACT